AATTTAGTTGAGGAATTTTACAGAACTAGAAAGGATAAAGGTCCGGTCCCATCATCATATGCATATGAATGTAAGGAGTGTACAAAAAAGAGAGTTTTGAGGCATAGGATGGATCAAAACTACTTCAAAGAGTGGAAATATCCTGATTGGTAGGTATTCACGTCTCAATTCCCCCCATCAAAACATTGAAAACAATAAATATTCTTAGACAAATATGGACCTAACGGAGTAAACAATGGCAGTAGCATTATTGTCTCCTGGTGTACTAATTAGAGAGGTTGACCTCACTGTTGGTAGAGCCGAGAACGTTTTAGATAATATTGGTGGCATTTGCGGTCCCTTTCAAAAGGGTCCTGTTGATGAGTGCTATACCGTTGAGACCGAGCAAGAATTAATTGAAGTATACGGCAAGCCGATCAGCACCGACGCCCAATATGAATATTGGATGAGTGCTAGTTCCTTCCTTACTTACGGCGGTGTCCTTAAAGTTGTAAGAACTGATGGCGCAACTCTTAACAACGCTAACGCTGGTAATGATGTATATGCGGATACAAGTTTAAAAATTAAAAATTATGATGATTATAGTGAGAACTATCAGACAGACACTGGTTGGAACTACGCTGCTAAAACTCCTGGTAAATGGGCAAACGGTCTGAAACTTTGTTTCATCGATGACCTTGCAGACCAAACTGTTGGTGTTACTACTACCAGTCTTGCTGGTATGGGTATCACCGTTGGTTATGGTGTTACTGTTGGTCTTACGAACCTAGTTGTTCCTAATTCTACTGCTGGTACGCTTTCCACAGTCACCACTGGTTACCTGAAAGGTATCGTTACTGGTGTTAAGACCGATTCTACTGGTAGCAACTCTTCCTTTGACGTTAAGTGGACAGATAGAGTTAACGCTGTTGGTGTTGGATCTACCTCAGTTAGGATTGCATACGCTAAGAACGATCCAGCAGCATCTCTCTCCGTTGGCAGCACTGTTCAATCAGACGACAATCTCTTCTTTAATAACGCAACTGGTGCTGTTGCAAACTCCACCATCTATGCTACTGGTATTGATGCCAAGACAGCAGTTGACTGGTATGATCAGCAACAACTTCCAATCGATAATGGAACGGTGTTCTGGAAGTCGATTTCTCCACGTCCTGTAACCAACAACTACGTTTCTGAGCGTCAAGGTTACAATGATGGTATGAATATCTGTATCGTTGATGATGACGGTGCCGTAACTGGTATTCAAGGTAACATTGTTGAGAAGTTCTCTTCACTGTCCAAAGCACTTGATAGTGTTTCCTCTGTAAATGCTCCTCAGAAAATCTGGTACAAGGACTTCCTTGCTGATTTCTCTGGATATGCATACGCTGGTTACAACCCATCCAGTGACGAAGATTCTTTCTGGGGTACTGTTCCCAGAGCAACTGGTTTCGCTACACACTTCACGCCTCTTTCGACTGGCGAAGGTCTCTGGGGTCAGAACGCTCAGGGCATTACTTACGCTGCTTTGGGTAACGTTGGTTACGCATTCAGTGGTGGTTCTGATTACAGTGCAACTGGTGGACATAAAGCAACGTTGGGTGATCTAATTACTTCATACAACCTCTTCAAGAATAAGGAAGAGTTGGAAGTTGATTATATCATCATGGGTCCATCAATCAACGGCGTTGAAGAGTCCCAAGCTAAGGCAAACAGACTCATCTCGATTGCCGAGCAAAGACAGGATTGTGTCGCAGTTGTTTCTCCTCACAGATCTGGTGTTGTTGGTGTTATCGATGATGACACTCAAACTTCAAACATCTTGAAATTTGCCAACGGAGTTAAGTCTTCCTCCTACGGCATCATTGATTCTGGTTATAAGTACACTTATGACCGCTTTAATAACGTCTTCCGTTATATTCCAACTAATGGTGACGTTGCTGGTCTCATGACCCGTACTAATATTAGAGCATTCCCTTGGTTCTCACCTGCTGGTCAACAGCGTGGTGTACTAAACAATGCTGTTAAACTGGCATTCAATCCCAATCAAAATCAAAGAGACGAACTTTATCAGGCACGTGTGAACCCGATTTCATTCCAACCTGGTATTGGTATTCTTCTCTTTGGTGATAAGACTGCCCTTGGTTATGCCTCCGCGTTCGATAGAATCAACGTTAGGCGTCTGTTCCTCACTGTGGAGCAAGCCTTAGAGGGAGCTGCGAAAGCTCAACTATTTGAACTCAACGATGAAATTACGAGAGCAAACTTCGTAAACATTGTCGAACCTTATCTACGTGACGTTCAGGCAAAGAGAGGAATCTATGACTTCCTCGTTATTTGTGACGAAACAAATAACACTCCTGACATCATTGACAACAACGAGTTCAGAGCGGACATCTTCCTGAAACCCGCCAAGTCTATCAACTACGTCTCCCTCACCTTCGTTGCCACCAGAACTGGTGTCAGCTTCGAGGAAGTCGCTGGTAGAGTCTGATCTTAAATCCCTCACTTAACGAAGATTTCTAGGAGCATAACAAATGGCTGAATCACCAACGATTAAGACTCTATCAAATTTTAAGTCTAATCTTAAAGGGGGCGGCGCACGCCCTAATCTGTTTGAGGTAACTATTCCCGAGTTTCCCTCATATGTCACCAAAGATGGTGAGATGTTGAAAGACCTTTCCTTCATGTGTAAGGCAGCAAACCTTCCCGCATCTAACGTTGCATCTATCGATGTTCCTTTCAGAGGTCGCACTCTGAAAGTTGCTGGCGATAGAACGTTCGATCCTTGGACCCTCACCATTATCAATGATGAGGACTTCAAGATTCGCCATGCAATGGAAATGTGGATGAATGGTTTCAGCAAACTCTCCAACAACACTGGTGCATCCAACCCTGCTGCTTACATGAGAGACGCTTATGTCTATCAGTTAGGTAGAGGTTCGTCTGGTCAGATTGAAACCACGACTGCTGTTCCTGATGCAGGTGCAGGCAGAATTCAAACAACCAAAGCAAACGTTCTGAGATCATATCGTTTCTACGATATCTTCCCAACTGCTGTATCTGAGATTGCTCTTGGATATGACACTGAGAACACGATCGAAGAATTTACTGTTGAATTCCAAGTTCAATTCTTTGAAATCGCTGGTGGTCCTGGCGCACTTAACTAAATAACTATATACTAGTCAACGAACATTATAATGGCAAAACTGTTTGGTTTTTCTATTGAAGATTCTGAAAAGGAATCTAAATCAGTGGTCAGTCCCGTTCCTCCCGCACAGGAGGATGGGAATGACCACTATGTCACGTCTGGATTTTTTGGATCCTACGTTGATATTGAAGGAACATTTAAGACTGAAATTGATTTAATTCGTCGTTACAGAGAGATGGCTCTTCACCCTGAGGTGGATAGTGCGATTGAAGATATTGTAAACGAAGCTGTTGTAAGCGACCTTAATGATAGTCCCGTTGAAATTGAACTATCAAACCTCAATGCTTCGGACGGAATTAAGAAAACTATTAGACAAGAATTTAAAAATATTAAAGATCTTTTAGATTTTGATAAAAAATCTCACGAGATTTATCGTAACTGGTATATTGACGGTAGATTATATTACCATAAAGTTATTGATTTAAAGGCACCAAACGAAGGAATCAAAGAACTTCGTTATATTGACGCAGCAAAGATGAAATTTGTTCGTCATGCAAAGCAACAGAATAAAGAACTAGGTGTCAGGAAGCAGGAACTGTCTTCTGTTGATATGGCATTTCCAGAATTAGAAGAATACTTTGTTTATACACCAAAATTAAATCAACCCATGTCTAACATGGGAGCATCTAGTGATCAAAAGGGTGTAAAATTTTCAAAAGATTCTATCACCTATTGCACCTCAGGATTAGTTGATAGAAATAAAGGATCAACCCTATCATATCTCCACAAGTCAATCAAAGCTCTTAATCAACTTAGAATGATTGAGGATTCTCTTGTGATCTATCGTTTATCAAGAGCACCTGAGCGTCGTATTTTCTATATTGATGTTGGTAATCTTCCCAAGGTAAAGGCAGAACAGTATCTGCGTGACGTTATGTCACGTTATCGTAACAAGTTAGTATACAATGCTGATACTGGTGAGATTCGTGA